GACATTGAGACTTCAAATCCATTGCTAGTAAAATCATCTGTTATATCGTCAATAAACGATTCACCAGTATTAATTGTCTCGTATGAATAGGAGAATGCCTCACAAGTTAAAACATATGTGTATAACTTACCTAAAGGATAAAATGGATTTTCGTGTTCTACAAAATTTATTTCAAATAAAGTATCACTGTCACTGAAATATACCAGATCGCCTTCTGTAGGTCTGTTTAAATCTGCATCTGTTCTTGTTATTAAATCACTAAATCTTCTTTTAGATAAAACCAACTCGACTCTATCTTTTATTTCTATTCCAAATTTACTTACAATATCACCTTGTCCCTCAAAACCTCCAGCAGAATTTACATACATTTCAATTTTATATGAAGTATTAAATTGAGATAATGTATCTTCACCAAATATTGGATCTTTATTTATAAGTGTTCTTGGTATATAATAAACCTCCCTACCCATAGAACGGATAGTTTCTTCTGTGAGATCTTCTATTAATTTTTGTTCACTCGTGCTATCTGAGAAATAGGGATTCTTTGCCATTAGATCATCCTGTCATGAAATCTACAGGAAGCTCATATTCAGAACGAACTTCTACTTCTATTTTATCTATCTCTGCCTGAGCTTCTTGCATTATTGGACCACCTCTAAGAACAACACCACCTGGCATCTGAACTCCATCATACTTTGCTAGATTAGATCCCCACTGACGTTTTAATAAGGCGGTTACATACTTCTTTAATAGCCTATCATTAAATATTTCAGTGAATGTTGTGGCATTCAATTTAACATAACCCTCAATAACTAGATAGTCACCGGCCACCATCTCATTCCAGTTCATGTCTATATGAAGTCTATTTGTTACTTTACTAAATCGTAGTGCCTTTTCTGGTTGAAAGAAATCCTCCACCATGTTGATATAGCGTTTAGTAGAATCATATGTTGCAAGTCCCTGAGAAACTGCAGCATTAAGTCCACGATTAATTCCAAAGTAATCAGATAACGCTAACTGATACCTAATATCAAACATACCTCCGTTACCAAAATGTCCAAATTGGAATATCTTAGTTACACTAACAAGATCCTTACCTGTGGGTGCATCGCCAGTTGGACCATTTACTGGACCAAAATTATCCGTCTGTAGGTATTGGTTGGTAATATCATCATCTGTAATTTTGTGTGCAAAAAATGCTTTTTCTACGCCATCAAAATGTCTTTCAGTAAAAAGCTGTAATGCATCATCAACACGATCCTCAGCTTGAGAATAATCGACGTTGATCTCTATGACAGGAGATCCCAATCGTTTGAAGCTATATTCAATTAAACTTTCTTTGGAATTTGGTATCGCCATAGTTTCCTCCAATTTATGTATGGCGTTATCCTATTCACTATTTGATTTATTGTTATTTTCTTTGGTTTCCATTACCTTTTTAATGTGTTCTGGCATTTCAATAGAAGTAACGCTAATGCAAGTTATATCTTCATTATCCATTTGTTCTATGTACAATTTTCTTGTCATTATATTAGGATCAGATTCGGCTATTTTTTTAGATTTATCAAACCCAGGCATATTCAGGGGACAATTTAGTTTTGGATAATCTAATTTACTATATTTATCGCCATCTGCAATTAACCAAACAGCTTCTCTGTCCCCACAACCACATCCACCACAAAAATATTTACCAGCAGTTGAACTTTGTTTTAAATGTTCGCATGGAGGTAATTCTCCTCCTTCATGTTGATTTCCAAAGCAACCAAGAACTCTTAATTGTTTTGTAAATTTATCGGTTTTTTTATTATTTAATCCTCTGGACGAAATCGACTTTGCATAGTTGGCGACCATACCAACCTTTTTTCTCAAATCCATATTTTACTCCATTCTATATTATTTATTCAACTCCACTATCAAGATCCATCTTCAAGTCAATATCCACAACTATATGTGCAGCTAAAGTATCGAATGCAACCGCACCACTCTCTGCTGCTATCAAGAATCCCTTGTTTCTTATCTGACTAGTTACCGCAATCAAAGTAGGTTCTCCTATTCGTTGAGTCCGTGGAGCGTTATTATACCCATAAGTACCAGAAGTAAATTTCATATCTCTACCTGCATCTATATTATACCCATCCCCCAGAGAACCGCTAGAAGGACTATAGAAATTGATTGTAGGAAGACCTGCAGCATTCGTATCTGTGTCTCCTCCTCTCATCTCTACAGGGAAATCGAACCAGTTTTCTAGTAGAGGTGATACCATCCACTGCCAACATGTCTGCGGTGGTTTACTGTTAAATCCCGAGTACCCTGTACCAGATGCAGTCTCCATATCTTTCTTTCCTAGTGCTGCATCTTGATCATAGGTTCTGTAGTAATACCTTTGGCATTTTTTCAGTTCTTCTACTATATCAGTTTCTTGTCTATAAGGAGATTTTTCTAAAGTTCCACCCTGAGTACTAAAGAGTCTCCAATTTGCAAATTCAAAAGTAATACCCGTAGTATATCCACCTATATCAGCACCTAGAGCTAAAAATCCATTTTCATTATAAGCTTCTGTAGTTGGACCAGACGAACCAACATTATGACTTACAAAGAACTCTTTCCAGCCACCATGATCCTGTCCACCAGTAAATCCTAAAACAGTAGTATTTGTTAGATTTTCTGTAATTAGATTATTACCAACTGCACCTATAGTTGCCTGTGTTAAGAATAATATAGAACCAGATGTGTTTGTTGTGATCCTAGTACCGTGGTTAGAAGGAAGTCCAATAGTATATGCTAGGTTAGTTGCTGTTGTTGCACCACCCCCTACAAGTGCTCCCGTAAATCCTGCAGTATTACCAGAAGCACCCGCTCCTACTTCATACGAAATTCCTTCTCCATCTGCAGATCTAATAAATATTATCTCTCCACCAACTGCATCATCTCCAACGCCACCAAATGTAACTTTGGCTGTTGCTTTACCACCAGGAGTGTTAGTTCCAGGAACAGTTACCGTAGTAATATTCTCTATTTCATATGTAACACCACTCTTAGATCTTTTTAAGTATACCGGAACTTCTGCTGTAGTAACACCTTGAACACGAATATATCCATCTATAAACAGTTTCTCATCGACATATTTGTCACCACCTTCTATTCTATTTTCAACACCAATAAAGTTGGTTGTTGCTCCAGTAGCTCCAGCAACCAGATAATTTAAAGCAACCCAGTAATTAGGATTTCCTAAAACCTCAGATTGACCTTTGGTAAATCCATATCGTTTAATTGTATATTTACTAACTTCACCACTAAATCCTCTAGCATGAGCCTGGTTATATCCTGCTACATGAGTACACCATCTGTCTGAAAAATATCTACTACCAGTTCTAAAACCAAGAATAGTTCCAGTATCAGTTTTTCCTACATTTCTTTGCCATATATCAAATGCACCATTTATTAGTTGATTTGATGAAACAAATATTGGATCGCTTGCAGTTGCTCCTGTTGCTCCTGTTGGTCCTGTAATACCACACCCATATCCACAAGTATCTCCTCCTGCAATCAAATACTTGTCGTAGTTTAATACTATACCATGTGTTCTACCTATACCAAGAAGAACTGGTTTTGCATACCAACCAACAGTAACTGGTTTAGTTGCAGTATATCCACCATCTGCTGTGCCAGAAAGATAATATAGTTGTTCTGCAGTGAGTCCATCTCCAGTAATCTCAACATATCCACTTGTTATAACGTCAACAGATTCGGTGTTTACTTGGCGAACCATTCCAATTGATTCTGCATTTCGTTCTGAGTTTGCTTTAGCTGCAGTTACCCCTATTCCCTGAGCAGTAGAACCAGAACTTATTCTTACTATCATACCTGGAGTAATCTCTCCGGTATTACCTTGGGGGAATCTTATTTGGGTGTTTGGAGTTCTGTTTATATAAGGGTTTGCAGAAGCACCAGATCCGAAAGAAAAACTACCTGTTACAACTAAATCGCCTGCTATTGTAATTCCTGGAATTTCATCTGCTAATGTAATAATAGCAGAACCAGTTAATCCTACATAATCACCACCGACATCACTAGCACCACCACTATTGCCTGTAGTTCCAATTACAATATTAAGTCCATGTGATGCAGAAACACCATAAATATGCATAAGATTTAACTTAGCTATTAATTCAGTATTTTCTTTAACGATCCAATCAAAAAATGTTGTATTTGAATCAAGATCGGTAATATTAAAATAGTTGTCTTCTACGCCCATTTATCCTGTCCTCTTATTAGAATCGAATTATTGATTGTATTATTTCTTTTCTATTGATCTGGCTATCTGTTACTTCTGGAACTGTGAAATTAATCTTCTTAGTATTTAGGGGAGTTGCCCCTGATCTTTTTACAATAGGAAGAGTTACTTCTTCAACTTCAAATTTCTGAGTACTTCCATTAATATTGAATGTATCAGCAAGTGTAAATTCTTTTCTATCGAATGTATTAACTTCCAATTGTAATAAACTTCCAACTTTTGTACTTGTAATAGAAGATGCAACCAAAACGTCTTTTGATTTTTTATTAGTATTTTGTATACTAGGTTTTCCTGTAAACAAGGCTGCTGCTTGAGCTGCAGTCATTAAAGAAGCAATAGCACTAACTTCAATTTTTATACTATTAAATATTGTACTACCATCAGTCGTAGGCAATTCTTCTCCATCTTCAGCTTCTAGACCTTCTACTAGAGAAAGTCTATTAAATGATGTCTGGGATGATTCTCTGACAATATCATCTGAACTAATTTCGCTGGTTACTATTACATTAGCAGCCTGCAAAACTTCTCTTGCTTTAAATCCAATACTTGGACTAAAACCAATTGAAATTGCATTAGTTAAAGCAGTAATAGTAGAAGTAGTCTCTTTTGTTAATACAGCAGAAAGACTAGATTCCAAATCAAAATCCTCATATGATCTGCCTATACTATTAATTTGCAACCCAACAATTTTATATTGTTTACTTGATTCAGTTGTATCTGGGGCTGATGCTGGTGCAGTTACCAATCGTAGTTCTGCATTAGTTCCAGTATCACTTAATATTGGTATATCGGGATGTTTTTTGTTTATATAAATGCCAGTTAATAATTGAAGATTGATACTCTGATATAAAAGAGCACCCTCACTACCAGCAACAAAAATATCTGGTACATGAATCCAATCGTCATTTTGTATAACTGTTTCTCTGACTGGATCTAATGTTGATATGTACAGGTACGCATAATCATCATATTTTGCCCATCCATATGTGTGTGTGGGTAAAATACTAGGAGTCGTGCCCAACATTCGTTGATTTGACCGATTAAACATATCATTCTGAACAATTAAATATATTCTGTCATCTGCATTGCAATAATAATTGCCTGTTGGTTTTTCATCAGATTTCCACGTATCAAATCTAAATCTATTATTCCACTCAATGTTTTCTACTACAACAGATGCATTTTGAGAAGGCATGCGTCTAAAAATTGAAGTATCTTTGTATAGATTATTCTGTTCTCGTGCGTATCCTGCATCTGCACTAACTTCATCTGTAGTATTAGAGTTACCTATAGCAATATGAAATGGTCTAGTGCCAGTTCTTATCTCATTTTCAAATCTAGATGCATTTGAAACAGATAAATTGTCAGTATTTAAATTCAATCTGGACATTTATTCTCCTACGAAGCTGCTTGGGTAATTCCTAAATTCGGATTATTTGCTGATAATGGCTGAGACATAAGACCTTGTATATTTATATCACCTAGTATCGTACCATCAGATACTCCATATATCCAGTTTGGATGTTTATATGTAGCTAAATTTGAAACATTAGCAGTATTCCCACTGGCTCCAGTTTCTCCTCTTCCGTGAGTGCTACCAGACTCACCACTATATGCTGGTAGTGATTCGGCGTCATTCATATTATAGACAAAGTAATTTCCTATACGAGGAGAATCAAAATTAGTTGTTGTAGGTCCACTTTCAGATAGTTCTCTTTGGATTATAGTATCTTCTGTTCTTCTTGATTCTTCACTTCCGAATGAATGTATTATTTGAATATTAGCCCGCATTCCAACAGGATGGAACAGGTTTTTATAAACAGTCTCATACACATCATAATTTCGTATAGAATCATTAACAATACGTAACTGTATTGTAAATTCTAGGTTGCCTCTTTCCACACCCACACTTTGAATTTCAGGAAAAATCTTAGTAAAAAGTGTAGCTAATGCTTCCTGTGTTCCTTTTTTCTGGAAGATGTTGGTTTTAACAGCACGCAACACATCTTTAACTTGTTCTACAGTTAAATCCAACCCATCCACATCAATATCTGGAATAAAACTAGAAACAAAAGCATCTTTTGTTTCTTCTGTTATATTATCAATATCCATTAAATCGATATAATCATCTACATATAAACCAGAATCTTTACTAGAATATAACCAGTCATAATAATATTGTAAAAATTTAACTAATAAGGTATTGTTATCTTTACTATCAGTTGCTAACCAAGATGGCACATGATTAATAACTTTAAATGGGGTGTCTTTTTTTAGATCTGCTTCTAATAAATCTAATATGCTAGTTGATACTATAGGATGCTCGCCCCCAATTATTTTGGTTGGGGTATAAGCATTTCCTGTTTTATCTCCTTTTCCTGTAAGTGACGAGAAAAACATAATTAGATAGGAACTCCATATGTAATACTAATTCCTAGTGATGCTTTTTGCTGTAGTAATTTAGTAGCTGATATTGCCGTTTGTTCCGTAGCAGCAACTCCGACAATTTCAAAATATACAGTTCCTAATGTAGGAATGGATAATTCTTCCCCACCAACTATGACTATATCCTCAGAAGCACTTGCATAACCAGCACCAACAAGAATAGATTGCATATCAGATTTTGTTATTGCCCTATCCTGCGACGAAAAATATCTAGGAACAAAAAACTTAAGAGCGTCTAAGTTTGGTTGATTCTTTCCATTCTTAGATACCCCGGTAGTAGCAACTAAAGATGTGGAGTTTGATATAGAAATTTGATCATATCCAGTAGGTGCAGTTGGTGTTCCAACAAAAGAGAATGAATTATAACCATCACCCGCAATGCCTGATGGAATTAAATATGAAACTCGTATTTTTGTATTATCATTAATTGCAGAAGCTATGATTCTGCCAGTTAGAGGATCAGTTAAACCACCAAACATTACATCATACCCATCAAGTTTTCTTTCTAAGAAAAATACATTATCAGATGTTGTTATATTGGGTTCAACCGAAGTTGCTAGTCTATATTCTACAAAAACTCCAGAACCTTCTAAATCAACTTCAACCTTCAATGTTTTAATATCCAAATTTACTTGTGTAATAAATGCAGATTGTTTAGTTGAATTCGGAGGTATAAGTTGTTTTATTATTGCATTCTTTGCTTCATATACCGTAAATGTTGCTTCTATTACTCCGTCTATCGATTCTAAATATGCTGGATCTATAGTATAAAATAACTTCACATCTCCGTTAGCTCGTGATCCTTGAATTCTAGAATAAGCTGCGACTGCCCCGTTATCACCAGCACCCCTTAACCGTAATGTAGAAAATGATGACTGTCTAGATGGAACAGTATATCCCTGAAGTTTTGCGTGTGATATTATAGATTCTAACTTCTGCGAAGAATCTATAAACATTTCATTTACTAGAATATTTTGAAAAACTATTTGGTAGAATGTGTTGTATGCAAGCAAATCTACTATTGTAGATAATGCAGAACCTTCAAAATTATAATCAGTAAACTCACTTTTTGTGCTAATATACGATACAATTTGTTTGTAAATATCATCATATTCTAAACTAGTTAATTTTATATTTGGAATTGCCATATGTGTCCTTAGTATCCGGAACCGCTAGATGATGATCCAGAACCTGTTGTTGGTGATCCAGAAGTTACATCTACTTTAGTTTTATCTATTTTTTGTTTACCATCTAATATATACGAATATTCTATAGAAATAGATAGGTTTGAGTTTGTGCGTATTGGTATTATTTTTGATATAGTTACTCTTGGCTCGTATGCTCGTATTTGATTTCTAATAGTAGATAAAGTTGTATATAAAACAATATCATCCTGTTCAAATAATAACCCAGAAAGTCCACTTCCAAATCTTGGTTTGAATGATTTTTCTCTAGTCTCTGTAGAAATTATATTTCTGATAGATTGTTTTATTGCACTATTATCCTGCACCAGATTTAAATCTGATGTAAATTTATTTGCACTAAATGCAAAATCTATATCGATGAAAGTGTTATTTGCCATATCTATATGTATTCATACTCAATAACCGGATGAAGATAAAACTCCTGTATTTGAGGTGGCTGTTGTAGTTGAGGTGGCTGTTGTAGTTGAGGTGGCTGTTGTAGTTGAGGTGGCTGTTGTAGTTGAGGTGTCTGTTGATATTGAAACTACAACGGGTTTGCCGAATATATACTCTAAGATTTCGTTAATTATGTCTTGTTGAATTGATTCAAATGTAATTAACTCAGCAGCAGGCCTAAGTTCTTCTTGCATAGCTTGAACTCTTGCAATTTCATTTATTTGTAATATATCTGCTGGTTGTATATAAACAACATAACCTCTAGGTTGGACTTTTTTATAATGTAGTCCTCCATCCGAGCTCTGCGGCATATAAAAAGTTTGATCTGGATATTCTTTGAATGTGTGTGTATGATAAGATTCATCTGGTATAGTTGTAAATACAGGATAGTACCAACCACGAGTTCTTGAATAGTTTATATCTGTTGCATATACGGAATAACCTACAGCCATTTTTATAATCCCTATGTTAACTATATTTATACGTCATACTAACCCCCTCCGTCATCGCCTCCGCCACCACCGTCGCCGCCACCACCGTCGCCGCCACCACCGTCGCCGCCACCACCGTCGCCGTCACCGGGTGGTTCGGGTACATTATCAACGGGTAAACTATCTCTAGTTAAAACCAATTGCATTTTATGTAATTTAAGACCAACCATTTTGTGGGTTATAGAAACAACCATCCATTTACCTTTAAACTTTGCGTTTACCCTAAGATCATTAACTTTAAATTGACGTTCTCCAACTTCCGGACTTGTATCACCCCCATTGGCATCAATCTCGTTACCCATGATATCAAGAGATACAATATCACCAGGTCTGACTGATAAATCTCCATTTACTGCAATTCCTATTTTCTGAGAATCCAATAGAGCAAGTTGTGCATTTCTATACAAAGGAGTATAATCTGGGGTATTCCAGAAAGTTGCATTTGTTCTGGTGTATCTGAGATACTCCATAAATTTATCACCTATACATGGACATGTACAACTTGTGGGTGAATTGGGATCTTCCCAAATACAACCTAGATAATCTGCACCTAAAACTTCTTCTATTCTTTCACATTCTTTAGATTGTTTTAATAGAGTAGTTAATGTCAATCTAGAAGGTTCGTCATAGACACGTTCAATTCTTTCGTGAGCTTGTCTTGCTGCGTTTAACGTCGCATAGAATCCACCGCCATCCGCTTCCGTATTTACAGAAGGCACACCGTCATTCATTTCAACAATTGCATATTCAGCAGGATCTGAAAGTTCTGGATCAATAGCTTCATTTACCTGTTGAGTTAGATCCTCATTGTCGTATAATAATAGTTCCCAAACAGTTTCAATATAGTATCCACTTGGATATAAAACATATCCTTCGTCTGCATTTCTGCAGGGACAATTGCATAATGGATCTTCTTCCGGACAATCTAAGTTACTAACAGACCCACCAGGATTTGAACAAATATAACTATTGTTCATTGCATGGGGTTCTTCTATATTTCTAGATTTCTTTTTAGGTACAATTTCATGTGCAGTCTTAATTATTGGCACATCTATATTGTTTATCATGGACAGTCTCCAGTACAATTTCCATCGTGTGCGTTCTCAACATTAAAGTAGAAAATTACTTTATTTACGTCTACTGGTTCTTCGTTTTCATCTAATACAATTCGATTATCAATTCCAGAAGAAAGTATATCATCATGACTTAGACTTTTTATTGTTACAATTTGACCAATGGGAATTGGATCACAAGCCAAACCCTTTTGATAATCTCTTTCTGCGTCCGGATCCGGATCTTCTCCGCGTTCTTCGGGATCTCTTTTTATTTTCTTATAATGTCCTATAGGTAGCATAGAAAATGCACTTGGATAATCACCATATTCGTTGGATGTTGCATTTATACCAGGTCCAACTGGAATATCTCGTACATCGGTAGGATCAATAGCGCTATAAGGAGGCATTCCCCAGTCGCCGTCTGGATCTGGTTTCACACCTTGATAGAAGGTTGTAGTTTTGCTCACAGGTCCCTGTTTATATTTATTTTCATCGTAAATATTTCGGTTGAGCATTTCATTCATATTATATGCCAATTTCCAACTTCGAATGGGAGTTTCTATGTCTATAGGTTCCTCGTTTTCACCCTCACCTATATCATGCATAATTACATCTGCACCTGCTGCACCTGGTTTTTCTACAATCAACCAAGGCGAATACCGATCATTATGGAAAGTTAGTGTAAGTCCAGCAAGTCCAGTTCCATTAAAATAGTTTTCTATTGATTCGGTAGATTCATTTTGATATGTAAATGGACATATATTTACTTGATTACATTCTTCGGGTGGCTCTTCCCCATCTTTTTGATCTTCTGGCACACAGTTGGGGTCTTCATTCTCGAAACAAGTATCAGGTAACTTGACAACAATCTCCCCAGACAAATCTCCTACTTCCGTAAACTCTTCTATTAATACTCCTTCTCGAAAAAATTCAAATGTTGCAGGAAAAACTTCCGACTGACCTTCGATTGGTGATATAAATGACATCATGTTTAACTCAGGCACAGTAGCATTATAAAAATCAGCATCTGTAATGAGTCCATTCGGGTTGATTGCTGCTCCCAGAAAGTTTCCTATTTCTGCCTTTGGTAGTATATCAACCTCTCTCCATGCATACCTGTACATATTAGGTCCTATTTTAACAGCACCTTTAATTATAGCCGTTATTCCCTCTTCTGGTAAAGTGTTATCTTCACAACAAACAGAATTTCGATAGATATTCCATTTTTCTTTATAAGCAAGTGTATCTCTGTATAATTTCTTTGCTTTAAATGTAGGAGCTTTTATTTCATAGACAATCTTCTTTAATATGTCAGATGATAATGTAGTAGAATCGAACATCTCTTGCCATATTACTGAATCATATCCTACGTGATCAACTATATTATAATTTGGATCTATATCAGATTCTTCATCCTCACCCTCTTCTGGTTCTATTGGAATAGAATTTCCTGCAAGTAATAGAGTAGTACCAGATTGATTATCGTCATATGATCTAGTGTCATGCCAACCAAAAACTCTGTCGTATAGGCGAAGACTATCATTTTCCGCTTTTGCTATCTGTTCTTCACTATATGGAACTAATTCACCACTTTCTATTCGCTCCCAATTTGGATTTAATGGATCATCGCCAATAGCATCTGTTTTATAATTATAAGTTATTTTTTTCGATGTATATTTTTCTCGATCATCCATCAATCTAGCATATGGTGATGTGTAATCTGGCCTTACTTTATAGTAATATGAATATAATGCACCAGAAGATATCAGCGAATAAACAGAAACATCATTAATAACATCCAACGAAATTATTCTGTTTGGATCTAGCATGTTTTCAGTTAAAGTAAACTTCTTTTCTTCGCTCGCTTCTTTTATTAATAAAGAAGCACTTTTAAAATGCCAACCATCTAAATCATGCCAAAAAAAGTAATTTACCGCGTTCGTATCCTGCATACTAACTGCAAACTCTTTACAGTAGTTGATCAATTGCAGAATATTCATATTCCTTGCAAACTTTCTTGTTGGCAAAGACATAGTAGATGGATGAATCCATATTTCATTTAATGTTGGTTCCATGTCCATAAACGGTTGTTCATCGGGAAAATATAAATCTGAGAGTTCTTCCATTAACCCAAGTTCTGCGTCTGGATCATTTGGATCTTCTCCGGAAGCTATTTTTCCAATAAAACCTTCACGGAAAGGTCTTTCTTTTTCAAATATTTCCTTTGCTTTATCTGTAGAAAAATGTAGAGTTATTTTTCTTTCTATTAGAGACTCTGGAGTTTTATCTGTATCGGCTAAATTGGTTGTCTCTTCGAATGAATTGATGTTGAAGAAGGGAAACGCTTTTACTACTCCATCTGGTGTATTTGCAA